GTGTACGCGTCAATCATATACGACCTTAGTAACAGCGCGTATTATATCGACCCTAACGGTGGCTCGAATGTTCTTGGTGATTTTAGGGTTAACCAAAACGGCGCAGCAGGTATTCAATTACTCAGCACTACCGGTACGCAAAGCCTCTGGATTAGGACCGGTTATGACGGTGCGCCCACGCCTAGTGTCAGCGCCACCAACGTGCAGTTCCAGTCGAGTGGTAGTTCCGGCGGCTCGTTCACCTTCTACAGCGGCAACACTTTAGCTCTAACAGTCACTGGCGATTACGCGCAAGGCGGCGGCTCGCTTCGCGCACCTATCTTCTACGACAGCAACAACACGGCGTACTATTTCGACGGGGCCAGCACTTCTAACTGGAACACCTCCGGCCAACAAGGCTTCCATACCTTTAATAACTACGGTCTTGGTATCGTTGGCACATACTCGCCAACGCGATACCAGCTTGTTTGGGCTTTAGGTGATGCGTACAAAGGCAACGCAGATGGGACCAGCCTGACTAGCGCCTATGGCCTCTGGTTCTCGTACCCAAGTGCTGGCGGACCCGCTGCAAACCTGTCCACGCACGGCTTGATGCTCATCCAGAACGGCGCGTTTCAAGCCTCGCTTGACCCAAGTATGCGCGCCATCACCGACATGCGTACGCCGATATTCTACGACTTGAACGATACCGGCTATTACCTCGACCTCAACAGTACAAGCGACGTCGCTATGCGGATGCGCGGCGGTATGCTTCTTGGGCCGAACCCGACTTGGGGTGCGTATCTTCGCGTAGGTTCAAACGGCTGGGTTGGTGACCATTCTTCAATCGCTGTGACCAACGGCAACCTGCACATTGACGCGCAGCCGGGTTTCGACCTCTACCTTGCTTGGTATAATACTTCGACCATACAAGTAGGCGGCTCTATAGCAGCTATTGCTTACTATGACCGCAACAACACGGCGTATTACCTTGACGCTTCAAGCACAGGCACATCGCTCAACGTAGCGGGTTCAATCGTCGCTGCTGGTAACGTCACGGCTTATTCCGACGTCCGCCTCAAAGCCAACATCGAGACAATCCCAAGCGCATTGGACAAGCTCGACCAGATACGCGGCGTTACATACACCCGCACAGACCTTGCTGACAAAGAGCGCCGGTACGCTGGTGTCATCGCGCAGGAAATCGAGCAGGTTCTACCTGAAGCCGTGCGTGACCTTGGCAACATCAAGGCGGTGGATTACAACGCGACTATCGCGCTGCTAATTCAGGCTGTAAAAGAACTCACAAATAAGGTAAAAGCGTTAGAAGTAAAGGAACAGTAAATATGGCACTTACGTACACATGGGCGGTAACGTCCCTAAAGAAAACCACAGACGGCAGCGTAGATAACTTCGTTGTCCAATCCACATGGACCTGCACCGGCACGGACGAAGACGGCGACAGCGGTACCTTCAATGGCGCAACGCCATTCCCGTTGGACAGCCTCGACCCTGCTACGTTCATCCCATACGAAGACTTGACAGAAGCCGATGTCCTTGGTTGGATAGAAGCCGTCGTTGTTGGTTCTTACAAGGATCACGTCGATGCGCAAATCAACAAGCAGATTGCGCTAATCAAAGACCCAGTAGTGGAAGTCCCTAATGGCGATTTCCCGTGGGAAGAACCAACCCCGACACCGACACCACCCGCTAGTTAAATCAAAGGAGACAGACTATGAATAAAGAACTAGACCACCTCGACGTAGACAATCAGGTTCAAGCCGCACCGCCGGAGCCGGTTGTGAAGTTGGAACTGGCCGTCAACGACATAAACCTCATCCTCGCCGCATTGCAGGAGCTGCCACACAAGATAGCCGACCCGATGCTGCGTAAGATCATGGAGCAGGCAAACACCCAGCTTGCGCCAAACGGCGCGTAACATGATCGAGGAACTCATCAGCCGCGTGTTCTACGCACGCAACGTGGCGCACTTTGAGCACTGGCGCGCCAAGGGTGATGGCAGTTTCGCAAAGCACATGGCTTTGGGCGGCTTCTACGACGATGTCATCGACGCGATCGACAAGCTCGTAGAAGCCTACCAAGGCGCGTTCAGTCTCATCGGGAACATTCCTGCCCCGAAGGTGACTGAGCGTGACGTGCTGAAGCTCCTAGAGGCTGATGCGGACTGGATCGAAGAGAACCACGAGGCCATCTGCAAGGGCAACCGCGCGGTGGCCAACTTGGTTGACGGCGTCACAGACACATATCTGACCGCCATATACAAGCTGCGGAACCTGAAATAATGGACATCAACACCATCATTACTGTGCTGGCCTTCATCGGAGGCTTGATAACGATCTGGGTCAATCTCAACAGCAGACTGACGCTGCTTGAGGCGCGTCTTGGCTTTGGCGACGAGAAGTTCAACGCCATCGACAAGAAGTTCGACGAGGTGATGATGCACCTTCGCCGGATCGAAGATAAATTGGATAACAAGGCGGATCGGTGATGAAGTGGTTCTTGCTACCCCTCGCGGCGTTGGCCCTCATGGGCTGCCAAGACCGCTATCGGTACGACTGCCAAGATCCTGCGAACTGGCAGGAGGAAATCTGCAAGAAGCCTAAGTGTGTAGCTATGGGCTACTGCACCGAGTGGCTGATAAATACGGGTGAAGAAGAGCATGAAGCCCACTAGGGAATGGTCGCCGGAAGAGCTGCTGCGGTTCATTGTCGGCATCGTTTTGTCACTGACGCTTACGTTCATTGTGGCAACTGTGCTATACTCGTTGGTGTTCGTATCGCAGCCGATGGAGGGTCAGTCCCCCAACGACGCGGAGTTTTTTAAGCTGATCAACCCGATAGCGACGTTTATCGTGGGGGCATTGGCCGGACTTATGGCGGGGCAAGGCAGCGGCAGGCTGAAGCCCAAGGACGAGGAGATTAAAGATGAGCTTCCTGAATAGTTTTGAGAGCAAGCATGACGGCGTGAACGACACCGTCGAGTTTGTTATCCGCGTGGCTATCGTCACGCTTTCTGCGGTTATCCTTGTGGTTGTGCTTGCGCTCGTTGCGGGGTTGTTTGTGCCCAACGACGTTGTGGACAGCACTGCCATCCTTGAGATGATCAACCCTGCGTTCCAGACCATCATCGGCGCGCTTGTCGGCCTACTTGGTGGTTTGAGCCTCAACGCCAATGCGCGGGACAAGGAGCCTGAGCCAGAAGCGCCACTCGAACTGACACCGGAAATGCAGCCAGAACCACCCAAGCCATTCAGCGATCCGCAGGGCACCGTCTTCATTGACGAGCCAGAAGATGACGATGATGACGAAATGGCCCCGTGGGAGAAGTACCGCAACGACTTGCGCTACGACGCCAATGGCGACGGCGTAGTTGACGAAGATGACTTCCCTGACTGGCGCTCTGCGGGTCGGTAATGGCAGGCGAACTCTCCACCGTTGAGATGATCGGCCAGCTTTGGCCTATCGTTCTTGCATTCATCACTCTGACGATCATCCTTGCTAAGATGGACGTGCGCCTTGGTGTGGTCGAAGAAAAAGTCAAAACGCTGTTTGAGTTGTGGAATAACCGGAAGGACGACAAATGAGCCTCGCAAAACTTCAAGCAAAGATTGGCGTAACGGCTGACGGTGCGTTCGGCCCCGGCACGCTCAAGGCCGCCGCAGCGCATTACAAGCTGAACAAGAACCGCGCCGCCCACTTCTTCGCGCAGTGCGCGCACGAGAGCGGCAACTGGAAGGCGACCAGCGAGAACCTCAACTATGGTGCGAAGGGCCTGCGCGGCATCTTCGGGAAGTACTTTCCGACTGAAGGGATGGCCAAGAATTATGAACGGCAGCCCCAGCGCATCGCCAACCGCGTTTACGCCAACCGCATGGGCAATGGCGACGAGGCGTCGGGCGACGGCTGGAAATTCCGTGGGCGCGGCTTCCTCCAGCTCACCGGGCACGACAATTTCAAGGCGCTGTCGCAATACATCAACCGCCCTGATGTTATGGACAACCCAGATTTGGTGGCTGGTGAACTGGCCATTGAGAGCGCGCTGTGGTTCTTCGACCGCAACAAGCTGTGGTCGATCTGCGACCAAGGCGTCAATGACGCTGCTATTCTTGCACTGACGAAGCGGATCAACGGGGGCACACACGGCCTCGATGACCGTAAACTGAAAACCAAGAAATATGCTTCTTGGTTATAAGGAGAACGACGATGCTTAATCTGAAGAAACTTATCCAGAAGGAAGCCGAGAAGGCGATACTTAACAAAGCCGTAGGAAAGATCATTCCCATGGAAGGCGAAGCTAAACCACTTGTTGGCAAGAAGGCCAAGATTGCTGGCGGCCTTGCGCTTATCGGCACGCTCGCCACTCTGCTCTCCCAGTATCTTGCTGGGTGAGCAATAAATTCGCTGTGCCAGTCACGGCGGAGGCTGTTATTACGAGTTAAATCTGTTATAAGGGCGCGTTATGGCCACCACGATGACATTCACGACGTTGAAACAGGACGTGCAACGCTACCTTGAGCGCGGCAACACTCTTGCGTCGGACCCCATTGTCTTTGAGCAAATCCCGCGCCTTATCAACCTCGCCGAGCGCCGCATCGCTCGCGAGCTTAAAGTCGAGGGCTTCATTAACGTCGTGACCGGCACGCTCTCTGCGGGCCAGTCCGTCTACCCTAAGCCCGATCGCTGGCGCGACACGGTGTCGATCAACATCGGCACAGGCACGACGTTGAACAACCGCAAGATCCTGTTCTCCCGCGTGTATGAATATCTGCGGTCCTACTGGCCGAATGCCTTGGAGACGGACACGCCTCTATTCTACAGCGACTACGACTACAGTCACTGGCTACTCGCGCCGACGCCGGACGCAGAATACCCATTCGAAATCCTGTACTACGAGTTGCCGCCTTTGCTCGACGAGAGCGTGCAGACGAACTGGATCACAGAATACGCCCCGCAGCTCTTGCTCTATGGCACGCTGGTTGAGGCAACGCCGTTCCTGAAGAACGACGAACGCATCCCAGTTTGGCAGAGCATGTACGATCGCGCGGCGGCAATGTTGAACGGCGAAGACCTCGCCAAAATCCTAGACCGATCCGCCGTGCGCAAGGAGGCGTAATAATGTCCACGTCATTTACTCAAGTCTTCGGCGGTACAACGATCTACCCCTCAGACGTATCGTACCTCCCGCTTGCGCTGACCAGCGACATCGTCCTTGAGTGGCCGCTTGAGGCCACCACCGGCAATAACGTCGTCGCCCGCATCATCGACGTCACGCCAACCGGCCCGTACACGATAACATTGCCTGACGCGATGTCAGTAGGCGTCGGCCA